TCAATTTTACTGAAAATTGTTGAGTAGGTTGCTGAGGTTCTGGGAGAACCAAACCAGTTACCGTCGTGCTCGGGGAATTCCAGGTTTTTCTCATCTTTAATAAATGTATGGAATACGCCATCAATAGCGGTTACATGAACTTCCCAGGCTGGGTTTTCGTTAATTAAAACTTCATTATGCGGGAATGTATACCCCGGTTCTACGCGCACGATTCTTGTACCTTCATCCCAAGGTGCATGACGTCTAATGTGGTATGGAGCATCGTACCAGTCCCATATAGTGTAATGTAGTTTCGGCTTCATTAGTATATAAAAGTAATGGGAGAGCGAAGAATGTCAGTATTTGGAGATAATAATTTTCCTACATGGGGAAAAGGGGCATCCTCAGTGCGTCGAACCAACGCTTTAAATCATGTAGTTGATTTTTTTAATCGAGCTAAGCCAGAATTGGTGTATATCATCCCCACTCAAGGAGTTTGTACTGTGATTCCTTTGATATGTGCGAAGCTGGAGATACCCTATATTCTGATTTCTCCGGCACCAAAGTATTTTGAATACATCCCGGCTGTGGAAAGGCAGTGCCTCAAAACAGGACTTACTCGTTGTAAATCGTATATCTGCTTAGAGGAGGACGTCGCAGGCTTGGATGATAGAAGTGACGTGCTTCAGAAAGCGTACGATTTTTCCTGCCGAGCCTCCAACGCGACCGTCTTTTTTAGCAGCGCAGAAAACTCCGAAAGTCTTGACCATAACATGGTTATGGACGATTTAGCCTCTAAAAGTGACCACTTATTCGAAGTTATTTATGATGCGTCTTAATTCTAAGAGGCAAGTGTTTTTCAAATAGTTCCGCCATAATAGGAACGTTCTCTTGGTAGGCGGGAGGGTACCGTCCGCCCGATTCGTGTCGTAACGGGAGCGGTATAATTTCATTAGAATACCCTTTAATATGAGCTTGTGCCGTGTAAAAGAAATCATAGTGGTCCCAAGGAGACGTTATTTTATCAGGCTGCTTCAGTTGGATAGAGTTTATAACAGCTCCTTTGGCGGCTAGAAAGACGCCATCCATGCCTACGGCATTTTTCACGTGACCATAATGAGAAGGTGTCATATCTGCGACTGACGGTCCATGATATACAACTCCCCCACCCGACTCATACTCCTGGCTGCACATGTACCAATTTATTTTACTTGTAATGTATGCAGAGCCTGCGACACCTAAAAAGCCTGCTTTTGGCTTGGAGAGCTTCGTATGTATGAGACTATTGAATTGCTTGGGGGTCATGAGGATTTCTATATCGTCATGACAGAAAATAACATAATCATCTGGTTTTATGTCTTGGCACCCTGTTTTGTATGCATCATACATGCTCGGTGCATTTACCATAAATGTTACTTCCCATCCCGCTGTGTGGAAAAATTGGGTTAAAGCGCCCACTGTGGTCGTCCCATCATCTCTTTCCGCTTGCGGCTTTCTCGTAGCTATGATTACATACCTTCCCATGCTATATAATAGCGTGGACCGGGCCGAAATTATTAAAGAACTGAAGAAATGTGCGGAAAGCCCTGCTTATTTCATTAACACCTACGTAAATGTCGTGCACCCCGTTAAGGGTGTTGTCCCCTTTGCTTTATTTCCATTCCAGGAACGTATGATTGGGGAAATTCATGATAATAGGTTTACCCTGGTACGTAAGTTTCGCCAAGCCGGAATCACCACTTTAACGGCAGCCTACTCCTTGTGGACTATCATTTTTGAGGACCATAAGAATGTGATGGTAGTGTCCATTGGTGACAGGGAGTCCAGAGCCTTTTTAGAGCGCGTTGTGATGATGTTTGACGATTTACCTAAATGGTTGCAGCCTGTAGAAGTAATGCGCAACAAGCACACTCTGAAGCTCTCTACGGGGTCGCAGGTAAAGTCCCAACCCGCAGGGGCTGGACGTGGTGAATCGGTGTCTTTGCTTATCGTAGATGAAGCGGCTTTCGTGGATAAAATGCGGGAGTTTTGGATGGCAATCTATCCTACGATTAGTACTGGCGGTAAGGCTTGCCTTGTGTCCACGGTTAATGGTATGAGTAACCTTTACTATGAACTGTACAAGTCCGCGGAAAAAGAAGAAAATAAGTTCTATATCGTGGATATCAAGTGGAGAGAGCACCCGTGGTATACAGATGAGTGGTATGAGGAAACACGCCCCAACATGTCAGAGAAAGCTTGGCTGCAAGAATATGAGTGCCAATTCTTAGGTACGGGTGATACCTTCATTGACAGACACACCTTGGGAACTATCCAAGGAACCATGAGGGATGATTGGACTTCCAAGTACACACACCGTATGCGTGTATGGGAGGAGCCAAAACCTTATTATAATTATATCCTCGCTGCGGATGCTTCGTACGGGAGAGAGCGGGACCATTCTGCATTTCATATTATAAACCTGTATAACGGACAGCAGGTTGCGGAATTTTATTCAAACGTAACTCCTATTAGTAAATTTGCTGAAATTATCGCAAAGGAAGGGTACCACTACAACACAGCTTTCGTGCAGATTGAAAGAAACGGGCTAGGGATGGCTCTCATCGAGCAGCTGTGGGATTACGTCGAATACGATAACCTGGTCATGGATGAGAAGGGGGAGTTTGGCGTCATGCTCACAACCAAAACTAGGGAAGTCGTATTATCAGATTTGGAAGACGCTTTACGTAAAGGAAAAATAAAGATTAATTCGGAACGAACTTTTAATGAACTAATTACTTTTATTATTAATGAGGATACTGGTAAAGTGGAAGCTGATGAAGGATACACAGATGATTTGGTTATGAGTTTAGCTTTGGCAGCACACACATTCGATGATATTCACAGGGGAAGCCCTGAACCTATGGGGTCAAATGAAAAGGATACTAAACCTGACCCTTACGCTGGCATAAGCACTAGATATCATAAAGATTTGGACCTTTTGGATTATAATAAATGGGTACTGAACCAAGATTAAACGACAACGATGAGCTCCTTGAAGAGGGAGCCACCGAATTCCCCGACCCACATACGTACGGCCGAGACGCTCCTGGCTACCGTGGCAGGTTCTTCGCGTTTTGGAGTAAGGTATTCGGAGAGAAGCCCAAGAGAGGGCGTCCTTCTAAAATGCAGCCATTGGCGGGTGACGCTAAAAGTGCTGCTGAGGAAACCTTTGAGGATTTCGCGGGTGGTTACGGACGACAAGGTACAGCCTACGCAATGCCTCGCGTCGAGCTTGAACGTAAACGCCGGTATAAAGAGTATGAAAAGATGGATGAGTACGCTGAAATTGGCGCGGCTCTAGACATTTATGCCGACGATGCTACTCAGGAAAATACCAAGCGAGAGATGTTCGAACTCAATACTGAGAATTCTATCATCAAAAAAGAGGTTGCGAGGTTTATTAAAGCAGTTCAGTTGGACAAGCATATTTGGGATATTGTCCGCAACACCGCCAAGTACGGAGATTGCTTTGTAGAGAACGTTGTAGACCTTAATAATATTGAGGGGGGTATTCAGCGCCTTAAAATTCTTAACCCGAACTTCATCTTCAGAATTGAAGATAAGTATGGTTATCTGAAGGAGTTCATTCAAGAGATTCCCGAGAAGAACAAGAATGCCAGTGATTATTCTACTAACTTCGTTCCCGATAAAAAGAAAAAGAATTTTATCCGTCTAGACAAAGACCAGCTCATACACGTTCGTCGTCATACTTCGGATGCCAATTACTACCCATACGGGAAAGGTATCTTATCTTACGCCATCCGAGCATTCAAATCTTTGGTAATGATGGAAGATGCGATGCTCATCTACCGTATTCAGAGAGCTCCGGAACGAAGAGCTTTCTACCTTGAAACCGGTAACCTTCCGCAATCAAAGGTGGAAGCGTTTGTTGAACGTATTAAGAATAAGTTCAAGAAACAACCTATGTGGAATCAAAACCAAAACAGTATTGATTCTGCATACAACCCCCTATCTGTCGATGAGGATTTCTTTATCCCCATCCGAAATGGTGTAGGTACTAAGATTGATGTTTTGCCTGGGGCTCAGAACCTCGGCGAGACCGATGACGTTAAGTACTTCCGTGATAAAGTATTAGCTGCCCTGAAAGTACCTAAAGACTTCATTGTCGAAAAGGACAACTCTCCAGAGCGTAAAGCTAACCTAGCTCAGCTAGACGTCAAATTTGCTAAGGCTGTCCAGAGACTTCAACGTGATATTGAATCTTCTTTGACCGTGCTGGTTAAGCGTCATCTCAAACTGGTAGGGCTTCCTAATAGTGTTATCCGCCCCGTTGAGATTAGACTCACATCCCCGTCGGACATGTTCGAGAAGCGCAGGTTGGAGACCGATGAACAAAAGGTTCGTATCGTCCAGGCTGTAAAGGGTTTAATGCTATTCGATGATGAGTACATTTACAAAACTTATTTTGGCTTTACGGAGTCCGAATGTCAGGACATGAAAGACCGTATGAAGAAGCAAATGGAGGAACAGCCTCAAGAGGACCCTATGGGTATGGGAGGAGGTATGCCAATGGCGGGAGGTCCGCCGATGCAGGGTGAGGAAGAAGATGCTAACGTTCCGCCTGAGGGCGAAGAAGAAGCAGGTGACCAAAACCTCGATG